TTACTTACAAACTATAGGTGAAAGAGAAAGAGCCACAAATGCAATTGCTAGATTACTTTCAATGGGTAATCCTATTGAAACGGAAGGTGCAGAAGGTGAAGAAACAGTAGCAGGCGAAGCGCCAGAAGCAGCAGAAGAAGCACCGCCGCCACCAGAAGAAGCAGCAGCTGAAGAAACTGAATCATAAAAATAATGCCCCGCTATAGTCTCAGTATTATAGTTCCTAAGCCTGGCCCTAAAAAAGTCAGGTTTTTTGTTGGAAATACGAAATATTTTCGTTATTTTCTTTTAAATAAACAAATATGAGAACACACACTACGATAAAAACAATTAATACTTTATGCGGCAAGACAGTTACTTATATGGAAACCACAGCACAGCTAGCGAAAATGCATTCTACAGAAGGACCTGCAGTTGTTTACATAAAAGGGGAAATAAAGCCACCGGAATATTACCTATTTGGCATTAAATACTCTAAGAATGAGTGGAAATCCCTAATAAATCAACATAAAGCCATTCCCGTTGCCGATGCAATGTCTTTCGGTCCTGAATACTAAACTATTTATTAGTAAATTATTAATATGAAACTTAACCTTAAAGAATTTTTTAATATAGGCAGTAAAGCCCCTGTAGCTCCTGTTGCAGAAGACGATAACACTGGTTTGACTATGTCAGTTAACAATGATGAAGAAACTTTCGATGACGAAGAGGAAACTGACGATTGGAATAAGCCAGAGGCAGATGATGCTGCTGAATTCGAGAAAGAACCTGCTGCAAAAGATGTTAAGCAGGGTGATGCATCTCTAACGGGCATTCATAAAAAACAAGCTCAATTACAAGATCTAGAAGCACAAAAAGATAAATTGCTTATGCAATTAAAGGGTAATGTAATTGGTTTAGATCAATACAAACAAGCAATTGGTAATATACCAATGCAAATTAAGAAACTAAGAGCTGATTTAGATAAAGCTATGAACGTATCATTAGATACAGATAGTGAAATGGATAGCGAAGAGGCTGCAGTTAGAGCCGATCCACAAACTTGGTTATAAATAATAAACAATGTCCAAAGTAAATATAAGTGATGCTATAAAGCAGGAGCTTATTAAATGCAAACAGGATCCTGCATACTTCATGAAGAAGTACTACACCATTCAACACCCTACTAGAGGGAGAATGACCTTTAACTTATATCCTTTCCAGGAAAAAGTTTTACGTCTTTTACAGAGGCACGACTACACAATAATTAATAAGTCAAGACAGTTAGGTATTTCCACTCTAACATCTGCTTTTGCTTTATGGATGATGCTATTTGAACAAGATAAAAATATTCTTGTACTTGCAACCACTCAAGCTACTGCCAAGAACATGGTAACTAAAGTAAGATTTGCTTACGATAACCTACCTTCATGGATGCAACTACCGGTACTTGAGCATAACCGTTTAAGTTTACGCCTAAAAAATGGTTCACAGATCAAAGCCGTATCTGCAGCTACAGATTCTGCACGTTCAGAAGCTGTATCATTATTAGTAATAGATGAGGCTGCGTTTATTGATAGGATTGAAGACATCTTTACCGCCGCTCAACAAACCCTAGCAACAGGAGGTCGTTGTGTTGCACTATCTACACCTAATGGTGTTGGTAATTGGTTTCATAAACAATTTGTACGTGCGCAAAACGACGAGAATAATTTTACACCCATTAGCCTACCCTGGACCGTTCACCCGGAACGTAATCCAGAATGGCGTGAGCAGCAAACCAAAGACCTTGGTATAAGAGCTGCTGCACAGGAGTGTGATTGCGATTTTAGTACATCAGGTAATACAGTTATTGAACCTGAGATCTTAAACTGGTATCAATTAAATACCGTAAGAGAGCCTTTAGAGAGGAGAGATATTGGACAGGTGTATTGGTTATTCGATTATCCCGATCCGTTGAAAACTTATATAGTTATGGCCGATGTAGCGAGAGGTGATGGAGCAGATTACTCTACCTTTCATGTTATGGAAGTAGATACAATGGTGCAGGTGGCTGAATATAAAGAACATATTTCTACAAAAGAATTTTCCCGTAAATTAGTTGCAACAGCAGTAGAGTGGAACAATGCATTACTAGTTGTAGAGAACGCTAATATTGGATGGGATGTGGTAACTACTATTCAAGAAATAGGCTATACCAATTTATACTATTCACCTAAATCTGAACTAGTAGGTACACAAATTGACTTATATGTAAGCAAGTTTGATAGAGGAGATGGTATGGTTCCAGGTTTTGGAACTACTACAAAAACAAGACCACTTGTAATTGATAAAGCAAAATCTTTCATACACGAAAAACAAGTAGTGATTAGATCTCAGAGGCTATTAGATGAATTGAGAGTGTTTATTTGGAAGGGAAGGTCAGATGGAGATGCAAAAGCACAAGCCCTTCAAGGATATAATGACGACTTAGTAATGTCCTGGTTCATTGGATTATTCCTTCGTGATACAGCTATTAGATTTAGACAAACTGCTATGGATTTAACCTATGCAAGTCTTAATGGGTACAGTAAAACGGGGGGAAGCAGTGACGGAGGATTTGAAGTATATAATGGCGGAAATTACACTAACCAGCAAAACCCATGGCAAATGCCAGTAGGGAATGGTCACGATGATATTACGTGGCTCTTATAACAAAGATATTTATTAGATATGGCAGAACAACAACCACAAAGAAACCTGTTTTCAACCTTAAAAAGGTTATTTTCCACTGACGTTATCATTAGAAACGATGGCGGGGAGTTAAAAACAGTAGATGTAGACAACATTCAGGTAAATGGTGTATTGCAAACCAATGCACTTGTAGATCGTTTTAACCGTATTTATACGACTTCTACTTCTTATGGCGTAAATTTAAATTTAGCTCAGAACTACCAATCCACCCGTGTTCAAATCTACGCCGATTACGAGGCTATGGACACAGATCCTATTATTGCCTCAGCATTAGACATTATTGCTGATGAGTGTACCTTAAAAAACTCGCAAGGAGATGTAGTTCAAATTAGATCTTCTGACGAGAATATTCAAAAAATACTATACAGTCTTTTCTACGATATATTGAATGTTGAATTTAATTTATGGTTTTGGATTAGAAATATGTGTAAGTACGGCGACTTCTTTCTTAAGCTTGAAGTAGCAGAAAAGTATGGCGTATATAATGTAATACCATTTTCGGCCTATAACATTGTAAGACTTGAAGGTACCAACCCAAGAAATCCATCAGAGGTTATTTTTAAATATGATCCATCCGCGGCATTAGGTGCTACTGCAGGTTACTCTACAACTTATCAAAATACTGATCAAGGTATTACGTTTTATAACTACGAAATGGCTCACTTAAGATTAATCGGAGATATTAACTACTTACCTTATGGCCGTTCTTATTTAGAACCAGGCCGTAGATTATATAAGCAGTATGTATTGATGGAAGATGCGATGTTAATTCATAGATTAACTCGTGCACCTCAAAGAAGAATCTTCTATGTAAACGTAGGAGCTATTCCTCCAAACGAGGTAGAAAACTACATGCAACGTATGATCAATAAGATGAAGAAAACTCCTCTCGTTGATGGAAAGACTGGTCAATACAATTTAAATTACAATGTACAGAATATGCTTGAAGATTTCTTCATTCCTGTACGTGGTAATGATCAATCCACTAGGATAGACAATGCTCCGCCTTTGGAATACAACGGGATTGAAGATATTAACTACCTTCTTAACAAGCTATTTGCTGCATTGAAAATCCCTAAGGCTTTCTTAGGGTATGAGAAGGATTTGACAGGTAAAGCTACACTTGCTGCAGAAGATATTCGTTTTGCACGTACTATTGAAAGAATTCAACGTATTGTTATTTCAGAATTAACTAAGATTGCCTTAGTACATTTATATGCACATGGATATGACGATGAGTCATTAACTAATTTCGATCTTGCTTTAACTACTCCTTCTATTATATACGAACAAGAAAGAGTTGCTTTAATGAAAGAAAAAATGGATTTAGCAGCACAAATGATGGAGACTAGTTTCTTGCCTACTGACTGGATTTACGATAAATTATTCCAATTTTCTGAAGAGGAGTTTGACGAGTATCGCGATTTAGTAATTGAGGATAAGAAGAGAATGTTCCGCATGAAGCAAATTGAAGAGGAAGGAAATGATCCAGCAGAATCTGGAGCAGCATACGGTACACCACATCAAATTGCTTCAATGTACGGTGGATATGGTACAGCACCTCTAAGCGGGGAGAATGTTCCTCAAGGATATAACGAGAAGAATCCTTCAGAACCAACTAAGCTTCCAGGTAGACCTGAGAGTAAAGTCTCTTTAATTAATTCAGCAGAAGATCCTTTAGGAAGAGATAGAATGGGAATATATGATTTAAAGTCAAAACCACTATCAGGTGAAGGTGGTAACTCATTGAGACACAAGTTTCACGGCGGAAGTCCTCTATCTTTGAAAGAAGGGTATACTACAACTACAGCTACTTTCCTTCAAACTAAAGAATCTCTTAAGAAGTTATTCGATGGAAAGAGGGTAAATCTGTATGAAGAACCAAGTCAATTACTCAACGAAGACCGTATTAAACCAGATTCGGATTTAATATAACACGTTGATATTTATTAGTAAGCTAAATAGTAATGATCAAACATAGCAAATATAAAAACACAGGGGTACTATTTGAACTCCTAGTCAGACAAGCAACGTCTGATCTAATGTCAAACACAGATCCCAAAGCCGTAAAGATATTTAAGAAGTACTTTACAGACACAGAGCTAGGAAAAGAGTATAATCTTTATAGTACTGTGTTAAACGCACCAAAACTTAACGAAAATAAGGCTGAAATCCTAGTAAGCACTATTACCGAACAAGCCAAAAAGCTTGATAGAGTTAAGTTAGATAAAGAGAAGTACAACTTAATTAAAGAGATTAAGAAGCACTACGATCTTGATAATTTCTTTAAAGCAAAAATTGAGGCTTACAAGATTTATGCTTCTATCTACACTCTTATTGAGAATCAAATCTCTAAAGAGTTTTCTGACACTAAACAATTAATTACCAATAAGTTAGCTCTTCTTGAACATATTACTAAAGAATCTTTAACTGAAAGGAAGGTAGCTTCCAAGGTAGTAGAGGAGTTTATGAAGGAAGATAAAGAAATTAGAGTATTAGCTTACAGAATCTTAGTAGAAAAATTTAACGATAAGTACTCGGGTCTATCAGAAGATCAAAGAGACTTATTAAAGGAATATATTAATAGTATTTCTGATACTAAAAAGTTAAGAACCTATTTAAATACTAAACTATTAGAAGTTAAGACCGAAATTACAGGTTTAAAAGCAACTACAAAAGATAGAGTTCTTCAAATTAAATTAAACGAAGTTTTAAATTTCATCAAACCTATGAATCCTAACGAGTCTATTAAAGACGAAGTACTTATTGGTTTAATGCAATACTACCAGTTAATCAGCGAGTTAAAAGCTACTAAATAATGAATAATCAATTTGCTACACAATTTTTACGTGAAGAAGTAGATCAAGATTGGTTGAAAAATTCTATGACTAGCTTAGGTGCTGATGAGGAACTTATTCAGTTCACTCTTGCACTTATCGAGAAAGGATTAATTAAACCTGAGAGAGCTATGGAAATCATGAAGCAAACTTTAGGTTTATCTGAAGACGGAGCAGCAGCTCCTGCTGGTGGTTCTACAACAGGCGGCGGCGTTACAAATGGTGCTTCCTTTACTCCCGGTAATGGTGAACAGTATGCTGCAGGCACTAGAAAAAAGAAGTACCAAGAAGGAACTTTTGAAGACGATGAAATAGCAATATACGATGACAAGAAAGGCGGAAAAGTTAAAATTTATGCTAAACCAGACGGAAGCTACTACGGAGTAGGAGATGATTTTGACTTTACTGCAAAAGACGATATCGAAATGATTCGTAAACTTTCAATGTGGGGATTTAAGAGACTTGCAGGAGGTATAGTTGAAGACGCACCGCGTCTTGCTGGCGAGCCTTCAAAGACTGATAGTCTAGGTACTAAAAACCTTAATGCTTATTCTAGCGTTGGATTTACTAAAGCACCAACTGCTCAAGAGGCAGGAAAACAAATTAAAGGTATTGAAGTAAAGGAATTGTGGGAAGGTACTGTACCAGATAATATCGCTAAATTTGCAAAAAGGAAAGGTATATCTAGCATGGTAAGTAAGATAGCAGGATGGGCTGAAAAAGTAGGTAAGAAAATTACTGGCGGAACAGCAATAGGTAAAAACTACGATACTTTAATTTTAGATTTAAAATATCAAGATTCAGCTATCCGTATTGAAATTTCAGAAGGAACTATTACAGTTTACGACCAACCAGTTCAAGATTTCAATTCATTTAAGGACGCATTAGACAGGGAAGGAGAGGAATTAAATGAATCTAGAGCTTATTCTAAATTTAAAAGACAGGCTGCAATGAGACCTAAATCAGATCAATTGCATGAAGCCGCTAAGATGATTAATTATAAACTAGAAGAAGTCGCTAAACTACTTGAATTCACCTCTCAAATGAGACAAGATCTCTCAGAAGGGGAAGCAACAGTAGAATATAAACATAATACTAAGAAGGTTTTCGAAAAAATTCATTCAAAGGTTGTCGAAGTTTATACAAAAGTAAAAGGTCTTAAATAATGGCAAAAGCTAAGTCAGCTGGAAACAGCAACAAAGTTTCATTCGGTAAAAGGAAAGTAGGTTCAGCACAAAAGAGTTTCAATAAACACAGTCCAAGGCCAAAAGCTTATAAAGGACAGGGAAGATAAACTATTTATTAGTATGAAAAATATACAAAAACAGTATACAGACCTTTTAGAAGGTAAAATGTCCAAATCGAATTTCATGCGTAATGTGCGTATGCAGTTCCCTCAGTATGTATCTCCAGTAACATCCTACGATGATTCTGTTAAGATATTAAAAGGAAAGCGTATTATATCCGAGGCTGCAAAGCCAGAAGGTGTTTACGGACATAATCCAAATGCAGAAACTCCTCCAGCACCAGGTATTGATCAATTAAATTATTATCAAGTATATCACGGTATTCAATATGAATTAGCTTTAATGCCAGAAATTACTGATGAAGCTTATGTTAAGGCTAGAAAGAAAGTAGTAGATACTATCCTAAAAGATCCAGATGCTTACAAGCAACTTCAATTGGCTAACTTCAAAGCAGTAAAAGCAATGGACGAAGACTTGAAGATGAAAGAAGTTAAAGAAGGTAATTTAGTTGATAAGCCTAACGAGATGAGAGTTATTAAGAAAGATGTTAAAGGTAACACTGAAGATTCACTAGGAAAGAAAGAAAGAAGAAAAGCTAAGAACGGTAAAGGTATTACGCAAATGACTCAAACTCCTAAAAAAGCTAAAGGTATTGCAAAGGTAATGGAAGTTCCAGGTAAGGAGAAAGTAATGGCTTTAAGAGAGCATATCATGCAAGAAATGACTAAACTGAATCTTGAGAACGAGCATTTTAATGTAGGTGCAAGGGTTAAAAAAAAAGATAACTCCTTAGTAGGTGAAATTACAGAATGGGATGGAGATACTGCAACAGTAAAAACTGACGAAGGTGAAGTTCATCATATTCAAGGTAATATCTTAACTAAGAAAGATGTTCCTGCTCCGAAAGAGGAAGCAGCTAAGACAAACACTCCTGATGAATGGGCTAAGCCAAAAGCTCATATTCCTGAAGATCAACATAAGAGCGAAGAGAAAAGTAAAGAAGAGAGAGATGCTAAATTAAAATCTTTAAAAGAGAAATTAATGAAGGCTGTTAAGAAAGAATTAGAAGAAGATTCTTACGTAAAAGGCAGTGGTGCGAGTTCAACTATTGCAACAGGTGATACACCACAAGCACAAAGCATACTTCAACAGAAAGGATACCGTAAAGTACCTGGATTAAAGATCGGAGGATAAACAATATGAATAAAGAAGTTCTAATAGAGTATTTAGCATTTACGCCCATGCCAAAGCAATTAAGCGAGGCTAGAGTAAACCCAAGGTCTAAATTTTTGGTATCAGGCAAGGTACAAGCTGCAGATAAACCAAATGCAAATAAGCGTATTTACGATTATAAT